GCGGTGAGAAGATTGGTGAGCGCGGCGCCGCCGCTTCGTGAGCCAGTAACCGTCTGTTGGGCGGTTTGCGTTCCGTTGTAAAAACCAAGATTGGATGAGCCGCCGCCAACTTGCACATTGCTATTATTTGCTGTTCCTATTCGGATTTGATTGAGCGCCGAGGTTGTGTTGATATCAATGTTTCCGCCCGTGCTTCGCAGCGTAATCCCGCCAGTTCCCAACGTATTTACAGAAAATGTGCCATTTGAAACGCTCAAATTTAGATGATCGATGATTACAGCCGTAGAACCGCTATCGACTTGAAAAGTTGAGCCAGGAACGATTGACGCAGCATCGCCAAATCCGCCAGCATCGTTGACTTGAATATCTTGCGTCACGCCACCCGGACCGCCTGAAGCGGATGCGATTGTTTCATTTGGCCACGTTCCAGTGATCGTAATTCCTGAGCCTGCGACGAGGCCGGGCGTGGATGTTCCAGTTCCGCCATCCTTAATTGGCAATGGCGGCTCAACCGTGATCGGAATGAAGCGCGGTGTTGTGGGAAGCGAGGCCAAGCCTGAGATTTCATACGCGAAAAGCTGGCCCGCCAACAATCCGCCTCCGCCAGTGGGCGGGATAACGATGGTAATCGTATTGGTTGAGCCTGTGTGAATTGCGGGTGGCGTAACCAAAATTTGCTGCATGACAGCGGGTTGCGAACCTTGTCCGATCTCCGAGGATTGAGCCACTAAGAAATAGCCGTTCCCGTCAGTGTCGCTACCCGATGGGATCGGGATCGTGGTGGCGGTTACGTCGAGCGAACTAATCCAAATGACAATCAGACTTCCCGCTGTAACAGGATTTGGAAAATTTGCCGTCCATGTGGCGCCTGCGATCGAGCCGCCGCCAAATCCCACTTGTTGAATCAACTGCGGCGCGACACCAGTTGAACCGAACAGTACAAGCTGACTTGCCCAAGGTGCGGGGACGATATTTTCATTTGCTGTAACGGTGTTGGCCGCGATCGCCTTCATTGCAAAAAGAGTGCTAATCGTGGAGTTATCGACAAGCGTCCAGCTGAGATCATCGGGAACGAGCGGGTTGGTCTGCGAAGCAAAAGAAGTGATTAAAAACCATAGCGCATATTCCGGTGAGAAAGACGGTGCCGTAGAAACTGTCGTCGCCAATACAGAAGGAGCGGGCATTGGCGGCAAGCCCTGATTTGCCCATGCCTTATCCACGAAATTAGAAACGCCATCTCCGCTTGGCACTCCGAGATATGTCGCGGGAGATTGCGGCGCCCATGCCAATTCCAGCGGACCGGGCAATGACACGGTTTGGTCAATCGGGATGAATTCAGGAGGAACCGATAGTTTAATTCTCCCAGAGTTCGTCAGTACTGATTGTGCGACGGTTTTGGCTGTCGCCGCCGCCGTTGCATTGACTTGCGCATTTGCGGCGGCGGGTAATGGCGAATGCCGCACAAACGGGATGGCGTTGGGCCGGTTGAAATAGGCGATCTGGTCAGGCGTGGTGTCCTGACTTGGCGCGAGCGGAGCGATAACATGCGTCGGCCCGGATTGCGCCGAAATCGGGATTAGCTTATCTTGGATATCTTCGAGGCTGACTGTCACATTCCCGCCTCGGCGTAGAGTGCGCCGACGATCGCGAAGCTATAGAGTTCGTGAAAAGCGTTTTCCGATGGATAAGTCACTTTGATTTGCAGGTGACGGCACCAAAGCGCCGGAGGAAGCTGGTTTGTGTTGGTTGTCTGCTTGAACCAATAACGATTCGGGTTATAAGACGACGGCGTTACGGTCGTTCCGTAGAGCAATGGCGGATCGAAGACCGAAGATGTGAACTGCTGGAATGCCGCTCCGCCTGTTGTGCTGATTTCATTGGGCAAATAGCTCAGCGTTGGGCTTCCCGCCTTTGAAAACTCGAATGTCATAAAGCCCAATTCAGCCAATTGGCTAGGATGGGTTACGACAATCGAGCCAACCGTATAATTTCCGCTGAAGTTCGAGCCATTGTCCTGTGCCGTTGTGAGATCGCGCTTCAGAATTACGCCGCCGGATTGAAACACGAGCAATGAGCGAACGCCCGCCGAAGTCGTCACCGATTGAGCGCCCGTGCAACCTCCCGTAATCGTCGCGAATGGCGACCAGACAGGCTGATCGGGGCTGATGAAGCCCGGCGTAGCGTGAGGAACAAGCCGAAACCATCCTGTAGAGCCGTTGCAGACAAACATTGCCGATGGATCGACGCCGACAGCGTGCTCAGTCACGTATGCGGTTGCTGGATTGAAGTTGGCGATTTGATCTGCGATCGGGAAACCCGGTTCCGAATGTCCTACGCCCGGCTGGAAGGCGATGAATCGCTGGTCGGCTGTGACCATGTAGATTTCACCGCCCACAATCTGAATGGCGTTGGTTGAAAGAAGCCCAATTCCGCGCGCAATGCGCCACGGGAAGAATTGCGGGATCGATGGCCCACCGGCGATGATGTACACATCCGAAGTCGTAAATGCCAGCAGCCCGCTTTGCGTGGCAATGTGTTTGTTGACCGGCGATTGCAGTGGAAAGCTGTTGGAAGCGTTCCAGCCTTCGTAGCCATTCCCGTTTCCGACTGGAATGTCCGGCCCGCTGGAAGCAAACACGACATTCCCAACGTTGCCCCAGATGCGATTCATGTGGAGCTCTAGATTCAGGAGTCCTGTTGGCGGCGGCGCATTCTCGCCCGATGTATCCGCTTCGATGAGTTCGTTGAGATTTGTATCCGGCACCGAATCAAAGAATGTCCATGTACCCTGATAGGCGCCATTCACGGGAGCGGGCGCGGCAATTTCCGTGAGTTCGAGATATGGGCCGGTCTGGAAGCCATCCGTCGAGCGATAGACAACCACGGTGTCGTATTGCGTGTCCGTGGGCCAAGAGCCTGACACCTGCATGACCGCTCCGGCGTTCGATCCAGTCGGCATCTCAAACGCAGGCGAGGCCGTTGTAATACCTCCAGAACCTGAGCCGGTTGGAGGGCCCAGCGCGCCCGATTGTCCGTTTGGCGCATTCGTCACATAGAAATCCGTCGCACTGCGCGACTTCCATGCGTAGACGTAGCCGTAGCCTTTGGTGAAGGCCAGCGGTGTGCTCCCTTTGAAAGTGGCCGCAAGCGCGGTGAGCGTCCAGGTAATCGTGCCATCCGAAGTCGTTGCTCCGACCGTGGTTGCCCAGCTTGGCGCCGTCGAACCTGATTTTCCGCTATTCGTGACGGATTCGACGTTGTTGTTAGCGTCGATGATCGCCGCGCCGCCATAAGGATTCACGTTGGAAACCGGCGGAGAGAAGCCCACTGCCGGGAGATACCATTTTGTACTTGCCGCCCATGTGCGCGTCTGGCCTACGCAAACCCATTGCACCGTACCATCCACGGTGACGCCGCCATATGCCGCGCTGAATGTTGGTGCCGAGCCTGCCGAGATGCCGCTGACGAGGCAGACCTGAAAATTCGTTCCATCGCTGATGACGTTGAAAAATGGCGTGCCTGCCTGCCAAGCCGTGTAGCTGTGGGAATTCGCGCGCGTGGCCGAGCCGAGGAATTGATAATTCAGCTGACCATCGCGCGTCACCGGATTGGCTTGCGAACTTGCCCATTGCGGCCCTGTATGGCTCGAATCCGAAGTTCCCGCCGCTGTCGCAGTCACTTGCAGAAATACCGTCTGCTGGGATGCCGTTCCATATCCAGCGGCTTGCGGCGTAGTCGGTTCAGTCACAAATGCGTTGTTGTCATTTGCGCCGAAACTTGCGCCCCACTGAGCATAAGCGTGGCTCGGCGTCCAAGTCTTTGGCGGGCCGACATTGAACCAGTGAATTGCACCATCCGCATGGGTCGAGCCGAGCAAAGGAACTGCGGAAAAATTAGGCCGCGACGTTCCGCTGCTTCCCGTTCCGTTGGCGATGAACACATTGCCGGAGATCGTGTCGAAAATCATTGCTGGAGCGCCCAGCGAACCGGGGCCGGAAGCATCCGTATAGGTAGAATTTGCAACCCACAAACCCACAGGGCCGTAGCAGGTCCACTGCAAGCCGCTGCCTTCCGTAACCGTTCCGCCGCTGGTATTGTTCCAGACTGGCTCGCCTACTCCCGATGTTCCGATTGTTGCCGGTGGAAGATTCGTGCCATCGGCATTGACGCTGATGAGTTGCTGCACGTTCGTATTCGAGTCGATCAGCAAGCCCATCGTGGAATAAACGGTGCTCGCCGTCCAAGGCGTGCTGCCGGTTGGCGCGCTATCGATAACAACGGTCGGAGCTGTGGCCGGTCCGTTGATTGCCCATGCGTAAATTTTCCCGCCAATGACTTTGCGATTCTCGACGCCATCGGCCAGATAGAGTGTTTCGCCAATCTGCAAAAAGGAAGTCTGGAGAGCGCCGCTGGCCTTTGACGCGAACAATGTGGGACTCGACGGATTTGTGTAAATCCCCGTCGTGGTGTCCATATACAGCGTGATCGTTCCATCCGCATTGAAGAACGGATAAACCGTCAGGCAGGTCGATGGCAGCGTGCAAAATGCCGAATGACCGGGACGATGCTTCCATGTCTGTTGCGGCGAGATTTCAATGTTGCTGCCATCGAGCAGAGCATCCGCACCGGCGCCATAGAACTTTCCGTACAGTCCGATTGCGAAATCATGCAGCGCTGCGCGGTTGGTGATAAGCCCGGTCTGCGCGCGGCCCATGTGGATCGGCGTCCACTTCGGCTGCTTGATTGGTTGCGCGCCCGCTTGGGCAAGGGCACCTGGCACTTAGCCCGCGCTCCTCGCCTGCGTTCCAACTTGCGTGCTGAGTTGGGAATCCTGAAGCATCCGCATGTTGCCGAGATATTGCGCAAGAAACATATTCTTCTCGGTAAGCGTCAGCCCTTCGCTGTTCGCAATCAATCCGGCGGCGAATGATGCTCTCTGTTGCGCGGCAAGCGATGGCTGAGCAAATGCTTCGTACAATTCCGCGAGAAAGCCGCGCTGATAGATATAGCCCATGAAGTCCGGTGGAACCCATGTATCGCTGAGAGCGGAAATCTTTGGCGAGAACTTTTGATACCAGACCACCACGGCATAAATTTTGTCGGGAACGCCGAGGAATCTGAACTTTACGCTTGTTCCCACCGTGTTTTGCTGAACGCCGATAGTCGCCGGAACCTGCTGGTCGATACTTTCGCCTAGCGGCGTATGATTCAGGACATTCAGCGAGACGATTCGTGAATTACCGGGATATGCGATGGTCGCTGTCTCCGCATAGCCGAAATCCGTGACGCTTGATGTGTAATCCTGCGTTCCGGCAACCGTATTGAAAGTCAGGCTATTCCGGTTCCATGACCATTTGAACGGAGGAGCGAGCATCACTTGCTGCACATTGTTCGCGGAAGTGATCGCAGGCTCATTGCTCGTCCCAACTGTCGGAGACCAATAACCCAGACTGCTTTGTACCGCTGCAATCGTGGCTGTAATCGTTTCGCTCACGTCGGGAAACCCCACGGATTGCCTGGCGTAATCATGCCCGTGCTTGGCCCGGCGACGATGCCACCGGTTGGAATGAACGAATAGCTCTCAGGCTCACGGTCGCCCTGCATCTTGCCCTGATTAAGCCGCGCTTCCCAAATTTGTAGTTCCTTGTCGTACTTCTGCCGCACCTTTTCTTCGGGAGAATAACGATAGGTCGTGGTGATGCAGCCCTGCCGGAAGTAGGGAATGTAATCATCCGTGATCGGCGCGAGCAAAGTATTGAGGCTGGTGAACGGTGGCGGCGGCATCGCCTGTGCGCGCAGATTGAACTGCCAGACAACGCCTGTCTGTGATGGCGGAGGCGAGATGCGGAAGCCTTGCGCGAGAGGATCGACTACCGTCCATTGCGTCGTCGCGCCTAACCCCGGAGTCGCAATCGTGCCAGCAACAGAATTAGCAGGAGCCACGGGAGCGGTTGTTCCTTCCGTGCCGAATCCCGTGAGGACGAGCAGATTCCCATTCGCATCTTTGATCTGTGTGATGGGATTGAACGGCATGTTCGTGCCGACTCCCAGCGGATTGGTATAGACGGAATGCGCGACAGGATTATTGCCTCGCGTGCCGCTGCCAGCGTTGGCCGCACCCCATGTACCGTAGTAAAGCTGGCTGTTGTAGCGCCAGCAAATCGAGAACACCATCGGGCCGTAGAATTGCGGCGGCAGTGACGGCCAAGTCGTCATGCGCGGCAAGTCACGGACGACGCGCACCTGGGGCAACGCCTTCGATGTGACCGTGTTGTTTACGTCGAGGCAGTCGCCAGCAGTCAGATAGCCGATATTTGTATTGTTGGTGGCGTAGTCCTGCTGATACGAGTTAATGAGAAACGGAGCGACTTCAATTTCATTGAACTTCCACGGGAAATTAGGGCCCAGCATGTAGGCCATCGTCTCGTTGAGGATGGTCAGCATGGGCTCAAGCGAGAAGCCCGAAACCTGCGAGTTGAATACCGGAGCCAAATCCGGCATCACTCGCAGTGAATCGTAGATGCTTTGTCCCGTGTAAGTGATGGGCACGTTAGGCTACCTGAGCGACTTTCGTTGTCTTGATTCCGCCCACGACCATCATTGTTTTTGTGAAGCTATGTTTCCAAAGTCCAACCCATTTCGCCCACTTGGCTCGATCAGGGTCCGTAGATAAGCAAGAATCGCCGCAGCGATTGCATTTTAAGCGGATAGTGTCATCCAAGAACACTTGCGCTCCGATGGTCGTGGGCCGCTCCTCATCACCCTGACCGCTGACTATGCCCATAGCGCCCTGTCCCCCTAAATGGTGATTGCACCGCGCCCGCAATGCGTCCCGATCCTCGATTGCCTTTTGCGCATCGGCAACTCCCCGAGCTTTATTCGTCTTCCTTGTTTCAGCTTCTCGCTTGAGTGCTTCAAGCTGAATGCGCGCTACTTCATCTTGTAATTTTCTGGATTCCAATGCTTGCTGGCGTTCTTCCAACTCGATTCGCTTGAGTTGTTCTTCGATGGTCATCTCGCCCGGCTGATTAGTTTGGTCTTTGGCCATTTTTTCTCCAGTTAGTCAGAATTCTTAGATATTCGCGGTCTACTTCAACACCCTGCGGGACGCCGAATTCCGCGTGCGCTTCCTCTTCGGTAATCGCTCCGGCCAGAATCAGTCGCAAAAGTACTTGGCCGCGCCAGCCGATGAACTTCCAGCTTCTGAATGCGCCGTGAGAGTCGCGATTCATAATTCCCCACTCGCTCATGTAGGGATTCTGCACCGTGCAAATCTTTTTCCAGCCCGGCGGTAAATCTTCGTGATACGTGAACATATCCATACCGCGCATTTTGATGAACAGGCCCTTCATCTTCTCGTTATCGAAGCCGGGAACGGGCGGAGGCGTGTTGATGAAAATGCGGGAACCAAGATCGGCGGCAGGGCCTAGGATGTTGTTCAGCTTCCGGCAGAATTCCGGCAGCGACATGATGTTGCGAATGCGATGCTTTTCATCTCCCAACGCTGCGGGAATGTAGGCTTTCAGGCGTTCAGCGGTATCTTCGCGCAGGGCTGCCAATTTCTCATCAGCGCGCGAATCCTTCTCCGGCTTTTTCCCCCATTGAACGTGCCAATCGGCTAGTTCTTGCTTGGCAGTCTTAATGAGGTCGTAGGTTTTTTCATTGTGAGCAGCCGGAATCTCGACACCCCCGCCCATATCGGCAGAAGCTGAGGTTTTGAGGATGTCGAGATCGTCGGCCATGGTTTTAGCTGTACGCAGAAACGCTGTCAATTTCGCGCGCGCGCATCGTGGTGTCCGGCGGCAGCGAGAACGTGACGTGGTACCTGTAACCCGCTATGTTGCCGATCGTAGCGAGCGGGTCGAAGGCCGAACTAGGCAGGTTGCGCGTCAGATTCACCTTGATTGCCCGCCAGTTTCCATCTTCCATGTTGGAATCGCCCGGTACGCGAGCGAAGATGGCGATGACCGCCTGATTCATGTAGATGTATGTGCGGTAGGCGATGCCGTGGCCGTTGAGGTTGGCTTGCTGGGTGACGTAGGGCGACTGGTAGAACACAATCTGCGTGCCGGGGAGTTCGATCGGCTCGTCCTGTTCGGAGCCAGCCATGTCATCGAACTTGTCCTGCCCGCCTTGTGTGTACTTCCAGAAGTCCACAGCCGAGTTGTTGACCGTGGTGCCAGCCCAGAGATCCCCGAGGACGAGCGGGCAAATGACGCCGCAAGCCTTGCCTGCGCGAACTGGTTGGCACGAACGGAAAACGAGCGACTGTTTGGCGCCGCGGATCGTCGCCAGGTCCAGCGCCGCGCCCGACGTAATCTGATTCAGCACCGTGGAATCGGTGTTGTTCAGCGTGTCGGTGACGGACTGGCCCAAGTCGTTAAGGCCGAGGCCCGCGCGGAACGCAAGCTCCTTGCCCGTGTTCAGCGTGGTGTCATCGAGTGCGGCAAACTGCGCGAAAGCCGAAATCGTCGCGAAGTCGCCATACTCGCCCAGCTGGGAGTTCTGCTGATTGACCGTCAACTGCAACGGATCGGAGAGCGTACCGTCCGCAATCTGCTGCGGGATATAGCCTTGGCCCGGAGGATTGGTTGTTCCACTCGGTACCGCAAGCTGATACATGAACAGCGCGTGATTGATGCCGCTGTGTTCCGACTGTTCACGAATCTCCATGCAGCGGAGGTGCGGGGTATTGCCCTTCAGGTTATCGACGAAGTTCTTGTCGAACTCCGTGATCTGCGCCTGAACAAGCGTTGATACGGTGTTGCTGGCTTGTGATGGTGAAGGCATTTCATCTCACTGAAGGTGAGAAGTTTTATTGCTGCGGTTGCGCCTTCGCCGCTTCCTGCATTTTCACGAACGCCCAATACTCAGTAGGGTTACTGCGCTTGAGTGCCATGAATTGGTCGCGACTCATTTTGTCGATCTGGCGGAACCTGTCCCGCGTCAACGGCTGCCTCTCAGCTTGCGTTCCGGGGCGAGTGCCTTGGAACTGGCCGGGAATAACGCCTGTTGATCTGGGTGTTTCTGTCCGAGTGGACGGTGGTTGCTGCTGCGTGGAGTCCGCAGGTGGTGCTTGCTCTTGCGCCGGACGGGCAATGAGTTTGTCCTTCACGGCTTCAAAAGCTAAATCGTAGTTGGCTGGAATGCGGGCCAGTCTTTGGCCTTGCGGATTCTCGCCATCAAGATACTTCATCATTTCGCGCGCGTTGTGCGGACAGATGTAATAGCCGTTGGCTTCGTTCTCCATCGCCCAACGCTGAGCGGTAATTCCTTCTTCGAGATCGCCTGCAATGCGCAATCGCTCGCGCACTTTGTCCAATGGAGCGCCGAATTCTTTTTCAGCATTCTGTCTGAATCTTTCTCGTTCTTGACGTTCCGCCTCTTCGGCGGATTCGGGCGCGGGCTGGAACGTCGGGCGAGGCGCAGCCAGTTCACCACTAACTTGCCGTTTCCCAGTCTTTACTTCGTGGATATAGCGATCGGCGTTTTCCTTGGCCTCAGTGATTTGCCGCACGAGGTCTTGATGGTCGGTATAGAGAAAACGATACGGTTTGCCGATGAACTGGCGGTCGGAATCCCTCGGCTGATAGGAATAAACGAATTTCCCTGTTTCCTGGTCTACTTCGGGTTGAGTGTCGGTCACTACCGGCTGAGTAGCCATTAGTGTGTGTTCCTTTCACTGAACAGTGCTGCTAAAAGAGGGTCGTGTTGCGCATTCTCAGGTTCGGGCTGGATCGACGGCATGGAGCTTTCGCGGAAACGCTCGAGCCGTTGCGTGATATTGCCCACGACAACATCGGTGCGCTGCGCATCGGTAAGAGCCAGCGCGCGCTTCTCGATGTTTAAATCCTTGCAGGCCATCGCTTCTGCAACCGCATCCCATTTTTCCATTTGGAGCAGCTTTAGCAGAACGGGATAGCCGGGATGCATGGCGATCTGCTGGAGGTACAATTCTTCCTGCTCGCTGAGCTTGATTTCGTATCTCATCCGCCGAATCCTGCTCCGATGGTGGGATGCTCGCCTTCAGGCATCATCGTTTTCTCAAGCATCAGCTGAGTGACTTTCTCAGCTGCGCGGCCCTGCGACTGAGCGGCGATCTTGTTCTCGTCCTGCTCGCCCTTTTGCGCGAGTTGCTGCTGCGCCTGCTGGCCCTTCATCTGTTGAACCGCAGCGGGCGAATTAGCTTCCGCCTTTCGCTTCTCGTCGTCGGTCATTTTGCGGAAGAACGATTGCTGCTGCGGGAAGCCTGCGAGGCGCGACCATGAATTAATGAACACATCGAAGTCGAAGATGAGCCCTGCCTGCTGCGCGGCCTTCATCATCGGCGGCGTGTTCACCAGTTGTTGCAGGAACGGCATGAACTCCGCCATCTGCTTGCGCGGGCCAAGATGCGCTCCGGCGAGAATCTGATACTCCACCTTTGCGTTGCGCCAGGTGATGTGATTGAAATTGGTATAGTCGTGCTCTTGGTCATCTTCGAGGATTTCGCGGAGCGAACGCGCGGGCAGTCGCTTCGCATTCATCTCGTCCATGATATACAGTCACGGAACGAAGACTTGCCTTATGAAACGCTCCAAAGGACCATCGAGCCGTCCCGCCTGCGCCTGACCAACAAGCTGCGCCCCGCTACCTGACCGCATTCCAGTGCCGCGTCCGGCCCCAACCGTATTGCCTTGACCGACCAATTCGTTTGCGCCTGAAGTGTTGGCTGCGGAGTTTTTGGCAGCGTCAATTGCAGCGACAAGGGACGCATCGACTTTTGGTTGTTCGAGCATTTTCCATGCTTCATTGACAGGTCCTTCGACGGAAATGATGGAGCCAAGATCAATCTTGATGTCCTGCGACGGCGTGTTGAGCGTTTTCTGCCGGATGTAGCTGGGACGCGCAATGAACGAAAGAATGTCGAGATACGCGCAGAGCGTTCCCTTTTCAATCTGCTGGTCCGGGCCGATAAGCTGGCCGAGTCCCTGGCCGTAACCCGAAGATGGCAGCGGCCGCCACGTCGAAGACAGGTACGGTACGGCGCCGAAGTCGTGGTTCTTGTTCTTGATGAGCAGGTAGCCTTTGTTGTTCTGGAGCGCCGTCGTGCCCTTGTATTTGTCCCAGCGCTCGACGAAACGAATCTTGCGCGCGTAGGGATCGGCGGAGTCGTTGACTTCGCGCCCTTCGGAATGCGTCAGCCATGCCCGCATGTTCGTGGGGCGAGTCTCGGTCACATCTCCCGGCGGTGATTGCTGGTCATTCGGCGGAAAGAATAGCGACTCCAATTCTTCCTTCGAGGGAATATCGTAATCTGGGTCATCACGCAGCTGGTCAAGCTCGTCGAGGGTCACGTACTCCGAATCGCACACCCACGGAGCCTTACGGATGTCGCCTTCCTTCCATGTCGGAGCGATGGCCAGATAGCGGATGTCGCGCCACTTGAGCCACGGGCGGTGAATGTCCTTGCTTTCCCATTCCAGCTTGAAATTGTCCGATTGCGGCGTATCGAGCTGCTTATCGCCCAGCGGCGTCGAAAACTTTTGCGGTTCCTCTTCGGCTGTGAATACCGGGACTTTCTTCGTGTCATCCAACCAGCCGTATTTGTAGATTTGCGTGCCTTGTAGAGCGCATTGATACCAGCCCTTTTCGCATTCGTTCGAGAATTCCATCTCGCGAAGCTGCGTCGAGGCGACAGCTTCCTTCGCCCACATCATCTTTTGGTCGAGCTTTGGATTCGCCATCAGCATGAATGGCGTTTCCTCGAAGAACAGCCCACCCATGATCTTTGTCACGACGACATCAATGATGTTAGAGAGCGTGTAGCGCGGAACGTTGGCGCGTGCGGGATTGAAATAGTAGCCGTTGCGCCACGGCGACTGAAGCAGCTCGTCATTCATCGTCCACATCTGGTTGTATTCGAGCTTGAGCTTGTCGCCTTCGGCGTATTCGAGGTCTTGCTTGAGAATCTGGAGCGCGGCTTCGTCGTCGTACTTGCGCTTGGCGAGCGCATCCTCAGCAGGATCGATGGAGATTTGTTCGCGCTCGACCGGAGCATCGAGGCCGGACAGTTTGAATTTATCAATCAGCGTTGCTTCAGGCATTTATTGGCCGGGGAAATATCCTGGTGCAGACGTACTGGGCGCGACCTGAACCGGTGGCGCGGGCGGACGAAGGAACGAACGGACGGCAGAGTCTTTGCCGTGCGCGGCCATCCATGCGGCGTTGTCTTTCGAGTTGTCGATGGTTTGCAGGCCGAAACTTATGCTCGGCTCTTGCGCTTTCGGCATGTCGATGCCGGTCATCGGCATAACGAGTCGTAGGAAACTGAGCATGTCAGGCCCATCGTCATTCCGTTTCGGATGCGGCACACCCGTAAAATCGGTAAACTGCTTGAACAAGGACTCGAGGTTGGGTAAGAGGTTGGAGAAGTAGAGTCGCCCGCCTCGGATGAGCGGTTCGAGTCCGCAGATACGCGGGCCTTTCGCGCCTTTGGTTTTATCGACTTTGATGGTATGGATAGGGATTTCATAGCCCCAGCTGACTCCTATCTTGCGCACTTCCTGCTCAAGCCAGCAGGCGTTTGTCGCGGTGTAGCGCTCGAACATCACGCGCTCTGGATTGGTTTCCTTGGCCATCTTCGCGATCTGATAGGCCAACTCGCTGGGTGTGTATTTCTCCATGATGAAATGATGGAGATATGCAATCCATTTGGTGGTATCGACCAGCAGGCAGCCGCCAGCGGTGTAGTCCGAGCCTTCGGAGTTCGTCGTCGCTACATCCCAGAAGTTGTACCTTCGGAACGATGGGTTCTGCGGGATGCGCGTAGTTGCTGCGCGGAGGTCTTCGATTCTGAATTTGACGCTGAGCCCGACTTTTTTGGGATCATTGAGTTGCTGGAGGCAGAAGGTGTCCTCATCGAGCAAAAGCTTTTCTCGAAGGAACGCGAAGCCCTGTCGCTCGGGAAACAGGAGCACCACATCGCCTTCAGTAAGCTCTTTAAGTTTCTTGTGACGCGCGTGCGGAAGGGCTGTCCACGAGGAACCACAAAGATACCGGCAGTTCTTAAGGATCGTGCGCACATGGTCGTACAAGTCCTCCTCGTGATAGCGCGTGCCGATAAGTTCTAGAACGCCGTGCGGATCGAGCAGGTTCGCCGTCGTGACAAACTTGCGCACCAGCTTGTTCCGCGACATGGAAGTCTCGATTGGAGTGGTATCCGTAACCACGTCATCGCACTTGAATACATCGCAGTGATGGCCGGACGATGATCCGAGGATGGAGATGGAGCCGAGGGTTGGCGCCACCTGCTTGATGCGTCTCGCCGGACACCAGTATTCCTGAGCGCCGCCGCGATCCTTGTCCGCTTCGATATCGATCACGAACTCAGGAAAAAGAAGCTGAAACTCGGTCGGAATAGCCTTCTCTTGGAGGACGAAACGTTCCTTGATTTCAGGTACGAACGCTTCACCGAGGCTCGACTCGCCGACCATGATGAGGATGCGGATGTCGGGATAGCAGATAATGTATTGGCAGATGTCATCGGCATCAAAACTGGATTTGAAGTTGCCGCGCGGGTAGAGCAGAATCCCCTTGCGCCGTTCCAATGTTTCTAGATTCGCGATTGCCGCCTGAAATTCCGCCAGCGTGTATGTCGAGCCTTGCTGGAAAGCCGGAGCGAATGGCGTTTTCTTCAGAAAGAAGTCGATGACGGGCCGATGCGTGGCCTCGAAAAAATCCCGGTGAAATATTTCTGTCGAGAGAAACTTTAGATCGGTCTGGCACTGGCGGCGGCGGGCGTGATATTCCTTCTTGCCGCCGATTCTGGCGACATACGCTTCGATCGCCTGCGTGAACCGCTCGGAAACCTTAATGGGCGAAATTCCTCGCAAAATTTGCCATCTTAGCCGCGTGACCGCCGGCGTTAAGTCCTTTTTGAATATCAGCTTCCGTGATCGGCTCAGATTCCGGCTTGCCCAGCCATTTGTGGAAGGCGCCTTTTTCAATGTGGCCGATTTTCTTTTTGTGGCGCGATACCATCGCCTTGCGATATTCGCCAGCCATGTTATTTGCTCATCATCGGCGGAGTCGCGGTCTCTTCGCCTTCGTTCATTTCTTCGTCGGTCGGCATCCCGCCAAGATGCTGCTCCATGTGGTCGTGGAGTTCTTCGAGGTCCTTCGCGCCATGTTTGGTCGGCATCGTTCCCGGCTTCATGTGCTCGTGCGTGATCTGATGCGAGCCGTCGTGATGATGCTCGATCATCGTGCGCGCGATGCCGTGCTTGCGCATATCCTTCATGCCCTTGGGCATCTTGGGCTTGTGCGACAGGCCCATCATTGCGGTATCCATTACTTCTTCCTCGCTTTCATACGGCTGACGTAGGCGGCGCGGTGGGATTCGTGTTTCGCTTCCATTTCGCGGCCCTTCGCGGTTTCCTTGTTGCCGTGCATGGCGCCGATTTTGTTCATCGTGCCATACACGGCGGACGGATTGCCCGGATACTCTTTTTTAAGAGCGTCCTCAAGGAATTTAGGCATGGCTATTCTTGCGCGAGATAGAATTCATTGACGACGAACTTCAGCCCCGGCGCCACGGTGGTAGCGTTGGTGTTGCCGATGGCGAATTTCATCATCGAGGATTCCGACGCGAAGTTGATAGGCACCGACACCGGAGCCACGCTGACAGTCGCGCCTTTGAGCGTGCCGCCGACGATCGATTGCACGCTGCCAAACAGCTGCCCGGAAGTCGAATCGCCTTCAAACACGCCTGCCATCGTCCACTGGATCGCCGCGCCGGTCGTTCCCGTATAAGCAAGCGTCCCCGCCGAGGAAGTGAATAGCGGTTTGGTCGTCACCGTGGCGAGGCTGGTATCGCCGTAGAGAATCGGCTGGATGGTCGAAGTGAATGTGCCCGCGGTGCAGGAAGCCCAGCCGGAAGCGACGAGACTGAAGCGCTTGCCGTTGAGACGGTTCGAGCCGGGAGCATTGAGGATGAGGTTTCCGCCCGCGGTTGTCTGGACAACGGACTGCGCCGCGGTGGCAGTAAGAGCTGCCGCGGGTGTGATTTTAAGTGCATCTGCGATTACAGCCATTGATTTTTACCTGCAACGTCCCCGACTGACCTGATCGGAGTCTTTAAACGCTGATGAGCGCCATGTCGGGGCGAGTGGTGGTGGTGCTTTCTGAAGGAGCGAGTTGCTGCTTCAAACTTGAGGGCCAAATTCCGGCCCGAATGTCGGTGATGAGCAAATCGAGCGCATGTTCGGCGTCGAAAAGCTGCGTCGAAGGGCCATTGTGGTACAGTTTCGCGCATGGCGACCAATTATGATGGAATTTCCAGTCTTCCGAGGCTGTCAGGACGACCGCGGTCTCTTTTTTCATGCCCAGACTGAGCCAGAGCGTCCCGCAATCGACGGTAACGAGCGCATCGAGGTGATGCAGAAGCGTTGCGGTGTCTTCCCAGGTTTTGAACGGGATATTTGTGACTGGGAACGGCATTTTGTGATCGTGCTGGACGTTGACCCAGGCGATTTTGTCGGCTGTCATGCAAACGAGGCGCATGGCCTGGCCTTCGGTGAGCGATCGCACCTTCAACCCGCCCTGGTGAAGTTCATTGGCGTTCCAGCAGAGGCCGACTAGGGGGCGGGAATCGATACGTTCGATGCGTCCGGTGTGCGGCGGGGCCGTATAAGGCGTGGGGAAATCAGGGATGGCGCGAGGATCGATGCCGAGCGGGCCTGCGAGCGAAAAGGTGGTCGTCCAGTGAGACGGCGGAGGGCAGAATTCCTTTTTATCGCTCTCGCCTATGGTTCGTTCGGGGCCAATCCAGGGGAGACGATCGTAGAAGGGTTTGAGTTCGTCGAAGCAGAAGAAACTCCAAGAAATTTTCCGAGCGGTGAGATACGGAAGGTAGCGAGTGTAGTTAATGCGGTCTCCAGCACCGCCTTCGTTGATGACGAGTAGATGTTCGGGCGTATCTTTTCCGTCCCAGAACTTACATTCTTCAGGAAGTCCACAGGCGAGAGCCGCACCTGAGCACGTTCCTCTTGCGCGGTTGTGCCACTTCCAGCCTTCGGACCAGTTTCCATTGCGGAGATGCTCCTCGGCTTGCGCCATTCCGATGTAGTCGGAATTCTTCTCGAGTTCCCAAGCCCGGAAAATGTCACATTGTGCTTCGGCAAACCGCCCAAAGCCGCGGTACATCATCCCGCGATTCTGATACACGCCTGCCATGATGTTCGCAGGCACATCCCCGGCATCTTCGAGGGCGGAAACTAGGTTCGTCGCGGCAACCATAGCCTCTTCCGCGCGGCCCAGCGTGTAATAGATGGCCGCGAGATTCATTAGGTTCGCGGCGTTGGGGCGCAGCTTGTTGACCATCTCCCATTTGGGAAGCTGTTTCTTGGCTTCGGCAACCGAGAGAACGCTCTCGCCGTCCGCTTCGGACTTTGGAACCAGGATCATCATCAGGGACACCAAGCCGTTTTCAAATCTTCCCAAAACTCCTGTACGACCCAGCGAATGCCTGCGCCTTTCTCAGCGTGGAAAGGTAGCTTCTGACCATTCCACCAAGGACGAGTAAGCCAAGTCTCGCCGTTGTCGAAGGATTGTTCCCAGCTAACGGGTTCGCCAGCATCATCGAATGTGACGCGCTCAAGGCGCTTACGCATCACGGCTTTTTCCACACGACGATATATGAATCCAAAACAGGCTCGATGCCGAGGATGGACAGCAGGCGCCGGGTCAGGGCCGGCTTACCCAGGTCCTTCGAATGCGAATCGTCGCTGGCGATCAGGCAGCCGCTGGGCAACCGCTCCCAGATCGCGCTCAGCTCCGCTACCTGGTGCATACAGGCTTCGAGTTCGGCGCCCGGTCCCCAATCCCGCGAATCGAGATACAGCAGATCGAGGGCAAACGGCATAAAGCCACGAAGGAAAGACGGAGAATCCGCGCAAACCACATGCACCTTGGGGCAAATCCGCCTTGCTACATCGCAGGAACTCGCATCCACGTCCACGCTGATCGCCATGCCATTCTTGCGCTCCACCACCCAATTCCATACCGAAGTAGCGCAGCCATCGCCAGTCCAATCTCCCGGCTTCCGGCAAGTCCCTGTCTCCAGAATCACCGGCCTTGGGCGCTCCAGCAACTCCCCTACGAGGTAAGACAGCCCCTCCCACCGCGCCGTGCCGCGCAGCTGCGGAAACGCCTCTACGAACTCATCCAACACTAGGCTTTCTTGAACTTCGAGCACCAATCCTCCGGCCGTATCGGATCCTTCACAATCACACAATGCGGATACATCCCCGGCGGATACCCATCCCGGTAGTGCACGCACTCGCTGCAATGGCTCATCCCCTTCGCCGGGTGCTCATACGCCACTTCCGCATGTGAGAGCTTCACAGCTGACTCGCCTCTTCAACGCGGTGGCAATTCGCGCAAAGCAGAATGCATTTATCAATCTCGCGCTGGAGCACCGCAAGAGAAGCCCCATGCCGGACCATCTCGCAGATTCCATGAGACTTGCTAGCCTTGTCGAGATGATGGTAGTCCAAGCATGGGATCCGCCGCTCAGGACATCGCTCACATCCCTTGTCCGTCTTGTCCCGCAGCACATACTGCTGAGCGCGTAGACGGCGCTGGCGGTTCCGAACATATGCGCTGCACTTCTGGCCACAATACTTTTGACTGACTCGCTGAGGCTCAAAGACGGAACTGCATTGGGCACACGCCGTCAAGCTAAGCCCCCGGTCGCCAAATGCGTAAGCCCCCGTGTGGGCTGCCCACCCCCACCCCGTACGGCTAAAAATTCGAATTTCTTTCGCCCCGTACTTACGTACCAGAGCATTAGTACTTTGGTCATTGCACTGTACTCTCGGCCAGTAGTCTTGTAAGTGCTTGAGCTGGCGTAGTTTGCGCGTGTTTTAATTCGTCGTTCGATTCGATTCGTCGCCGACGGGCAGGGGCTAAAACTTTCAGCTTGGTCAATCGCATGAGCAAAGCTGCAGCTTGAACTTTATCGCGTGGATGAGAGCGAGAGTCGCTCAGGACTTCTCTACACGCTTTGATGATTACCCTCTTATTGGTAACGCCTGATGCCATGTATTTATGCCGCTTGAGCTATTTGCTTGTGTTGCGCGTTTCTAGGCGCTGACAGGCTGAGATTGCAACCTTAGCTGAATCTCGAGCTGCCCAGGCTTGGCTTGGATGTCGCGCGATCGCTTGCCGGCGCGTTCGATGATGAAATGGCCTTCGAGGAAACCGGTATCGGCTGCTGGTTTGGTGAGCTTGAGATCGGCGAGGGCTTGAAAGCTATTGAGGATGCGTGGCTTGGCGATGTAGCGGTATTCTGTGGCGCTGATGGGCTTGATTTCGCCGCTGAGGAGTAATTCGTCGCGCTCGCTGGCTTTCATATGGCGTTTGCTGGATTTGAAGTGCAGCGTCAGCTTGTTCATTCGGGGATAGTTGCACCATCAAGCAGACCTAGCGCATGCCAGGATTTGGCGCAGCTCAGGAGTTCTATGTATCACGCCTGACGCGCGCTGTCTCAATCACTTGTACGCTTTCTCACGCGCGACGCCCTGCGCGATAAGCCAAATGCCTCAGGATTCGCGTTTTCATCCAGAATGTCGTCAGGAAAATAAACAGGCGCATGATTTGTTTGACGCCCGGCGGATCACCAGCGGAATAACGCCAAACCATTACGTCGCGCATTTGCTTTCGGTTCATGCTGCGGATTCGATGCATCGGGATCATTGGCGTTTTCTCACGCGCAACTCGACAATCTCCAGCCCGCAAGCCTCTACGATGCGAAATAGCGTGTCGATCTGCATGGCGCGATAGCCTTTCACATATTTGGTGAGGTTGCCTTGGCTCATGCCCAGCGCGCGCGCGATCTCGGAATCGGTCTTGCCGCTCATCTGGAGCGCTTTGTAGACCATCAGCGCGGCGCGTTCGCGTGGCGTTTGCGTCATGCGGCTTTGCGGTGCTTCCTCTCCCGCTTGCGCTTCGACTGCGCGCGGTTCTTGGCTATTTCGCGGCAAAGTGGACACATTTCATGCTCCTGGAACTCGTACATAAGCCTCGTCACCGCTCATTTCGCCATCTCCTCTATTCCTGCTGTGCCGCCCGCACTATGATTTCCGTCCGCGGATTCGCTCGATCACGCCGGACATGCATAATCCAATCAGTGACAGCCGCATCCGAATGAATTGCCCCAGCCTCCACAAGTCCATCCGCAATAACCTTCCAAAAGTTATCTCCGTCACCACGCTGGGCTCTGCCGAGGTACACAGTAGCTTCCAGCTCGTACCGTCGTGTATCCAAGCGTCCCGCCCGTCGATAAAGTAAACCGACAGCCTCTTTGAAAGATCGACCTTCGGCTGTGACATAATGCCTCCCACTTCGCGTGTGCCTGACATACATGTTGACGCTCGGCGGCACCAACGGCACCATAATCCGCAGTTCAGCCCCCATCTACCGCTCCTCCCGCATCAACGCGAATCCCTCGCGCAATCTCTGATGCTTCGTGTGCCGCTGAATCTCCTCTGCTACGTCCGGCTCCTCGCGCAACAATCGCCCGGCTGGATGAGTCGGCGGACACGCGCAGCAGCAAGTCTCAAGCCCTTCATCGAAGCAACGCTTGCAAGGAAATTTAGCTACAAATTGGGGCGTCCACTTGCGTCTCATCCCGCCTCCCGCATCAACCGCTGCCCAACAACGCTCTCAAAACATCAATGTTTACTTGAACCGATGAAACCGGCTCACCATGTTCATCAATCATAGCCAATTGTTTGCGTGCTAATTCAATTTGCGCTGAGAGCGCCTCCCGCGCGGTTGGTAGTGGGGCTGCGGCTCGCGCGGTCAGCCCAAGCGCACTGTTGATATATTCTGCGCCGCGCCGAGCATAAGTTTCCGTTCCATGAACTGAGCCCGTGTCCTGCGCCCGATAAACTGCCTCCTCAAACACAGCTGGCGTCAGCGGCTCGCGCGGCGATGCTTCGAGCACTTGCTCGGCTCGCACAATTCCATAAATTTCTTCGCGCAGCACCAGTCCATGCGCCAACAGCGTCGTCAGAAATATTCCCTTCGCGTGGTCATCGGTGTTGGCCAAGTATCCCTGCGCGTTCTCGCGAATCAGCCACACAAGCGCAGGAATCTTCTCCTCGGGCATTGGACTCGTAGCGCCACCTTCGATGGCGGCACGCGCCTCCCCCAGCACTCGCTTCTCGGTTTCGTCGAGTAGCCGCGTCAACACTACAGCATCGTGTGAGACGTGCTGGTCTGGAAAGTTGAGATTTAGCCACTCCCGTGCCCTCTCCCTATTGTCCATCGGCTTGCTCCTCTTGCTCAGGTTCGCGCCACTGACCTAGCTGCTCCTCCGGCGTGCAAGGATTTCCCTCGCGCTCTTTGAGCAGTTCTCGGTAGCAATCAACTTGCGGTCTATTACTCATTCGCGCTCGCCAGTACGCATCCGCCCAAAGAAGGAGTTCTTTTACCAGCATAGGCTCAAGATTGCGTCTTAAAGCGTGGCGAAACCATTTAGCCTCACCACTGCCGTAGTGCTCATTAAATAATCGCGTTAGCAAATCACGAGCGCACTGTTCGGCATACTCTTTGGTTGACTGAGCCGCCTCGCGCACCCCATCTCTTGCGGGAACCGGCCCCGGCGCACACTTCCCGCACGCCCTCGCGCACGTCCAATCCGTGCAGTTGTCGTGCTCACAGAGATCGGCGGCGCAGCGGTTGCAGCGGGGAGCAGCAGCGGAGAGAGCGGCCTTTGGCGAACGGAAGTGAGCCATCCACTGTTCTGCGGCTTCCTTTGATGCGAAGTCTCCGCCCAACAGCCACCCGTTGTTGTAAATCTGCCAAGCGTTGCGCTCGAACTTTACTTCTATTAGACGCGCCCCTTCGACCGACTTAGGGTTGCTCTGGGTCATCGTGGCCTCCGCTTAAATCGCAAATATTCGCGCATCGGGCAGCTCCAGTGATGCTTGCCGACCTCATGACAAATCGGACAAAGTTTCCTGTCGCAGTAAACGTCGGGCTTGCGTGTCTCTGCGTTGCTCATCGGGATTTCCCCCAAACTAGACGCATCAGCGCGAGTCCGCCACCAACCGCCAGCCACGCATATCCCAATCGAAAAAGCCTGTCACCCTCATCGGACATTCCCGGCTGCATGAAGAACTTCGACCACACGACAGTTGCGCCAATAATCCACACTGTCGCTAGAATCTGCCAAATCGGGTCACGTAATCTGCTTTCGCTCATCGCTCCCTCTCCTCCCGCGCTAGATGTGGCGCTGGGCCGCTCGTTTCACCGCACGCTCTCGATTGGCGTGAGCCGTTTCTCGAAACTGAATTGATCCCGCGCATTCCCTGTCCCGCTTGGTCAACACATGCTCGCCTTCATCGTCATGTGTCGTCGTTTTGTGGCACATGAACGCGAAACCCTGAAAAACGCTCTGGCAAATCTCATTGAAGCGTCCCTTCGCTAGCGAATTCCGCATGTGCCGTTGCGCCTTAGAGTGTCCAAATGGGCAGTTCTCGCACATCGCAGGCATTGGCTCTATTCCTATCGCTCGCCAGTTCATCGCGCCCCCTCTCCATTAGACCGTCAGCCGCCCCGCCCCCGCTTATGCCGATTTTTCGCGACTCACAATACCGAGACTCCGCTTGAACTTTTCGCGAATCTCTTTTGTGTCCTCCATCGCGGCGTTGCGTTCCTCTTGGCTCAGTGGTGGCTCATCGAGATATGCAGGTCGATTTGCTTTGCGCGACAGTTCCGCTTCGATCTCAGCCGCTTCACGAATCTCCGCTGGGTTTGGCCGGAACTTGCAAGTCTTGGCGACGCGCAGGAACGCCTTGTGGAGCACCAACGGCGGAATGTCCTGTAACGTCTCCCGGTAGACCAGCGCCAATTCGCGCGACGGATCGTCCCTCCAAACCTGAATGGAGAGCGCCCACCAATCCGCTAGGACGTCCAAAGATGTCTTGGCTGATTTCTTGGCCCTTGTCTCGTCGCTGTTCTGCTTTACCTGGCTGTCGTGCGCCATTTTGCTTCTCCTTCACGGGATAAACATCCGGCCAACTGTTGCGGATGGATTGTTCGAGAACGTCGATCGGATCGTGCCCTCGCTCTTTGAGGCTCGCCAGTTCGCGCCAAATCAACTCGCTGGCAGTTCCGGTTAGGGGTTTTCGGACGCTTCTCCGCACTTCCACGAAAGAAAGCCATAGCGCCACAGGCACGCCAGGCGGCGAAGCCGCTTCTTGCCTTTCCTCAACCAAATCCAAATCCCTAACCAAAACCAAGTCTCGACCTAGGTCGAGAACATTGCTGACCTCTTTGATTCCAAAGGAGTTGAGGTACTTTGCCAGTTCGCCTACCGGAATATCGGGTGCGAGAGATTTATGCCGCCTTCGTTCCGATCTCGGTGGTAACCGACCTTCGCTCCTCGTCCAATGCCCGTAGCGTTTGCCGTTTGTGACCCAGGTGAAAAGCAAACCATGACGGGTGAACTGCTCAAACACCTCCTGGAGTCTCTGCAAAGACAAATCTGGCCGATTCGCTGCCACCTTGCCCCAGATAACCCTCAAGCTCGTTAGTTCGAAGCAGCCGTTCGCATCGGCCAAGGGATACAGCCAAGCGTATTCGCGCCGCGCCCAGACTTCGCACGCCGCTAACTTGTCACTCCCCCACATTGCTTCGCCATCAATAATTCTCTTCGGCAACCCTCAGCCTCGTCTCATCGATGAACAGAAACTCAAATATGCCAAGCGCCGCTCCGACATCACGCACCGCACCGCCGTTGCGCGGTCAATCGGTATCGGTGCGCGCGGCTTTGGCCCTCGCTTGTGCTTCATCCTCCACTCCACAACGCCGATATGCTGGTACTTCTTCTTGCGCGGGATGCCTAGGTGCCGCTCCACGATGAATAGCCATTGGTTCCGTGGATCGCGCTTCGCCCTCCATCGCGCTACAATCTCCGCTCGACTTTGCGCCACCCGGCACCCTCCCCAATATCCGCACAATCCAGTCGATCTCGACGCGCGACAGCTCCGCCGAGCGCAGGTTGTCGCTGCGAAGGGCTGTCACGCGCCGGCCTCCACTATTCGCCTTCCGATCCACTCTGCGATTTGCGGGACAATGGCGTTGCCAAGTCCTCTAAGGCGGTCCACCCGATCGGGAAGCCCATCAGCCACTCCCCAGCTTGGACATTCAGTAGTTGCCCAATAAGGTGAGGGTACAATTCGGCAAGTATCTCCTCTAAGTTCCCTCTGTTTGGCGTCCGTTTCCAGATCGGTGCCCCAACTAGGGACATACTCGCGCGCATTGTTGGCAACAATGAAGACTCGTTCCCTGCGATGCAAAGCCCCGAAATTGGCAGCCCATACGCTTCGCCATTGAGCGTCATACCCTGCGCTGGCCAAGTCCCCGAGAACTCGCTCAAACCCCCGAATAAGCAATGCTGAGACGTTTTCCACTGCGATGTAGCGCGGTCGTAGCTCGCAAAAGACTCGATACATCTCTCGCCAAAGACCTGATTTTTCGCCGTCGATGCCTGCTCTGTCTCCGGCGTTGCTGATGTCCTGACAGGGGAATCCTCCGCTGATGATGTCAACGGGGGCGAGATTGTGATTTCCGACTGTTCGCACGTCGTCGTAGCGGATGGCAGATGGGAAATGGCGTGCAAGAACTCGCCGGCAGTAAGGGTCGATTTCGACCTGCCAGACTGTCTCGATTCCCGCTCGTTCGAAGCCAAGGTCAAACCCTCCGATTCCACTGAATAAACTCCCATGCGTCAGTCGCATTGCTTCTGCGGCTGCTCCGGCTCGCGAATCGCCTTCATAAATTCCTCGCTCACGCGAATAGCCTCTTTTGCCCAACTTTGCGCTCGCGCGTCTCCTTGGCGTGGCGCATGTGCAGCTTCACATCGACACGCAAATGGCACCGCTGACACATGTGCTTGAGGTGCGCGGGAATCCCGCAAGGTGGGTCGCATTCGCACAGATGAGCCGTTGTCAGCACCACACGACCTTTCGCCCATCGCGCGTCGTTACCATTTGTCTCCACGCACCGCCTCGGTCCTGGCGTTGTTTTATGCAGCCCGCACTCGCCGTGACACTCGCAGCGATTGCCAGAACGCAAACGCACAGCCGCGACGATTTCTTCCCAGTCCCTCGGGTACTTACTTCGATCCCACGGCATCGCTCTTCTCTGGCTCCTGAATAGCTCGCATGAACTCGTCTGACAAAATCATGAATCGCGCGTTGAAGTCGCGCACGTCCTCTTCCTCGCCGCGCTCGAAGGCCAGTGCCATGCCCTGCATAATTCGGTGTAGCTCGATGGCGCGGGGCAGGTTCATGCGGCCGCGATCCTTGCCGTGCGCCAGAACCGCCCGTGCTCCTTTTGATGGCAAGGGCCGCACGACCACACTAAATTCTCTGGGCATGAGCAGCGTTGCAGGCCCAATCCACCGACTACGTGATGCATCTCGCCATCGTCCCAATCTGCGAAGCGACCGCAGAACTTGCACAGCTCCTTGTCGCGCTCGTAGATCGCTAGCCGCGCCGGCCCAACATCCCTGCCCTTCAAGTACACGCATTGATGATTCGTCTCAGGGTGGATGCGCTTGCCGATGAAGCTGCGCGGGTCCTGAAACTTCATCGCCTTCGTGAGTTCGCGATCGGCTTTCAATTCTTGTCGCTCCACCACGCATAGTGTTCGTTCTCGTGCTCGCCTCGGTGTCCTTTCTTTTTGTCGCAGACGGCGATAACCTTTTCGCCCTCGCGTAGCTTGTTGCCGCATGTGTCTTGGTCTTTGTCTCTCATTTGCGGGCCTCCGCCATCATGATCGAGCGCCGAAGTAGCGGTTCGATCTCGTCTTCGCGGGGAACTTGAGGAATTACAGCGCGCGGCACACCGTTGGCTTCGGCTCGTTCAGCTTCCATTCGGGCTCGTATCACGCCCAAAGTTTCGATAATTTTGTCGATCGCTTCGTCGGAGTACGCCTTCAGACCAAGTACCATCGCGTCCGTAGAGAGCGTCGGATTGTTCTGGGCGCGCGTAAGCCAGCGCTTGCGTTCCTTGTGCCATTCCCGGTAGCTGTCGGGATCTGCGGAGTCGAATGAAATCTTTGTTTTTTGCCGCCCGTGTTCGTCCGGCTCGTTTTTCTCGCGCTTCGCCGCTTCTTCCTCAGCGATGTACGGATGCCCAGTCCGCATGTCGCCCTTGCCGTCGCGGACAGCCTTTTTGTAGAACTCCAGGGCTTCTTTACACGTTGGCATCTTCACCCGGCTCCCGTTTCGGCCAGATTTGTTCCTGTATCGGCGCCTTTTCCTTCGTCTTTTTCTCCTTGTGCTCTTTTATTTTTCGTTGCGCTACAGCTTGGGCAGCTTCGCGGGAACCGGTTTCAGGATGTTGGTCGATGATCTGGCGGCCTTCTGGCGTGTATTCGTCGGCGGTCTGCGCCATCTCTTCGTTCGTGTAAATATCGGCTAGTTCGGGGTAGCCCTTGCGCAGAGCCAGAGCCTCGGCACACTTCGCCAGCATGTGTTTCGGCATCTTCGCCCACATGAACGCCTCGGCTTTGGTCAGGTCCTTCGGCGCGTACTCGTCCCAATAGGCGACTCCGACGATCGGGTGCTCTAATCCCTTCTTCCAGAGTCTGATTCGGGCTACGGTCGGGATTCGCTTGTTCGTCTCTGAGAATTCAAACTCCGGCTCGTCGCAACCGCCAAAATCCGCATGATCGCGCCCTGCAAGCGCCCTATATCCGTCTATTCCGATCTGAATCGACATCGTGTGACCGGCGATCCAGATGCCCTTTTCGTCTTGGTGGTGCTTCTGAGTGAACCGCTTGATACAGTGGAGCTGCCTCGTCATCGGGTCGATTTTGTGTTTCTTAGCCACCCAAAGAAACAAAGCGAACTCGTCATCCGTCACACCCTTAGCCACCGTGCGCTTCAGGAGTTCTACTTCGTTCTTCTGCAACCGCTTCGGCTTCGATACCGCTAATCCATGCGATGTTCGACGCGGTGACACTTTCGACAGAGCCATGCAACCTCCAGTGGTTTCGTGTAATCTGTGTGATGCCCTTCAGTCTTTCCATCCGCTCTGCACTTCTCGCAAAGAGTCGGACGAACAATCCTTCCAAACCGGATAGCCCTGTTGAGCAGGTTTTGGGCCAGTACTTTCTCTCGGTTTGCAACCTTCCACGCTTTGGAACCGGCCCTCTCTTTGAGATGATTCCTCTTTCGCGTCTTTGGCCTGTGGGCACGCTTCCACTCCCGCATCCATTTGCGCTGTTCGTCAGTCCTCAAACTCCATCCTCCGAATAAACCTCCACGCCGGGGATGATGTCCGTTCCCGTTCGCTTCTCGGCGCGGATGAATTGCCCGATCGCCACTTCGTCGGCCATCAAGAACTTGCGTGGGAGCTTCGATTCGTCAATGACCTTGAACTTGTAGTTCACTCGCGCTTTGATACCCGCAACCTTTGGGACGGCGGGAGCAACTTTCACTTCTTGCACACTCGCCGCAGCGGTCACGGCAGCTTCCGCAGCCTGTCTCTTGGCTGCCTCAGCTTGTTCGGCGGCGAGTTTGGCCAGCTTGTCGGCTTCGCGCTTCTTTAACTCTCCAGCCGCTCGCTCGCGCTCGATCTCAGCTTCCCGCTCTTTACGTTCCGCCTCAGCCTTGCGAACCGCCGCTTGGCGCTCCTCTTCTGCGACACGGGCAGCTTCGCGGCGACGCTCCGCGTTGATGCGTTCCTGCTCGGCCGCGGCTTTACGTCTCTCTTCGGCTTTCCACGCCTCAGCCTTCTGGGCCGCCACCTCGACAATCTGCTTGGCCGGATCAACAAACTTGGCCTTTTGGTTCCTCAGCAGGTCGAGGTGGTCTTTTGCGGAGGCGATACCGGGGTCCAGCTCAAATCCAACATTCTTGATGTAGGCGCGGCCATCGAGAGCAATCTGGCAGGCGGCGGCGTAGCTATCGGCGTCGGATACGACAATTGCATTCGCCCGCTCCCGCAGCGACGTGAGCGCCGTTTCGATCTTCTTTGTCTCGACTCGCACAACTTCAGTGGTTGCCATTGACAGCCTCCTTCGGCTTGTTTCTCGCGCAAAGCATCAGAACTTTGTCGGCCACGATGTCCCATTCTTCGCGGGTAATCGGCTGCTGGTCGCCCGTCACGCGATCAAAACGCGGATAGCACGTCGTCTCCACGATGCTCGCCAGCTCGACAATCAGTTGGTCGCCGGTCATTCCTTCGCCTTTCGCTTCACGTAGAGCCACATCGCCACAGCCAGCGCGCCAAAGCCGATGGTGAGCGCCCACGAAATGGCGGAGTCGGTCACGCCGGGCGATACCTCAGCGGCTTGTACTCGTAGTATTCAAAATTGGACTTCGCAATCTCGCCGTCGATGTATGCCTGACACTCTTTGCGTGTTCCGTGCCACGCGCGGGAAGTCGGATGCCATCGAGAGGTCCACTCCGATTTGCGCTTCGGCGCACGCTCGCGAACGCCAACGACCCAAATACGGAGATGCTTATCCACGTAGCTCATGCAGCCGCTCCTTCCAGTAGCCCAGCGTGATCGCGCCAGCCGCCAGCGCAGCGCACAGCACGGCCAGCGCGACGCTCGACTCGGCATTCATTTGTGGCCCCATGCCGCGCGATACGCCCGTGCCTTAGCGATGTAGTCCTTGATAACGTCGCGCACGGTCTGTAAATCCTTCACGCGCTCAATTACGCGATGGCAGCCGCCGCATGTCTGGCAATCGGCGTCATCGGACGTGCAATCAGGACAGCGCTTCGCTCGATAGGGAAGTTGTCTCATCGCTTAACCTCAGGTATTTCGAAGAGCCCGCACCACTGATACACGTACTGCCGGCGCAGCTCCGCATCCACTTCGGCCTCGTCCAGCCGCCGCTCCATCTCTTCGCGCACATACGCCAAGCGCTTGCCGACCAGCACGGCCAGCAGGAAGAGCGCGAAGAGAATGAGTGCGGCTAGATGCATCCGCGCCTCAGAAATCTGCCGATCGCGCGCGCAATCATCTCCGTGCCAAGGACAAGCGATACGGCGAATACGAGCGTTGCCCAGTTCATCGCTCCTCCTGGATTTGCGAAACGGTCGTCACGTAGATTTGCGCGTGGGCGGCTGCGAGGGCTTGATGTAGTTGGTCGGCCTCTTGCTCCTGCTCGTCGGTCGTGGCGTAGCAGTAGGGCTGGTTCCAGTGCGTGTCCACCATGTCGGTCATAACGTCGAGATGGTTTTGCTCGCGGTCAGTCATTGGACGCAAACTCCCCTTTCTGTTGAAGGTATCGGCCAAACTCCGCCTGCCACAGATCGCGGTTCATTGGGTGGAAGAAATCGGCGCGCTCAGCGAAAGGAATGGTCGCTACGAAATGGCGCATCTTTACCTTGAGTCCGCGCTCCATCTTCTGGGCGTAATCATCGATAAGGTTCTGCATTGGAACGGTGCTCATCGCGCTCCTGCTCTTTCTGCCGCCGCAATCTCCGGCAGCGCCTGATGACTCAACTCGACTTGTGCTTTCCCCAGCCAATAGGCCATCGGCCCAAAACTGAGAATTGCAATCGCCGCTGACAGCCAGCTGTTCAGCGAAATCCAAGTGTGATAGTTGCGCGTCACGCCGACCGTCCATGCGAGGCCAGATACCGCCATCGCAGTCCAGAACACGCCAAAGCCACAAGCAACGATGTATCGCTCCGGCGTGTTCCGTTCCGACAGCGAGAGCAGCGCGAGGATTCCGCAGACGAGCAGGACCGAACCTTGCACCAACGAAAGTTTCACTGGCGCTTGCAGTGGATGAGGGATGCGCCCGTAGAGGTATCGCGCGACCGTCACCACGAACGCCGAAGTCACCGCAATCAGCGACCACGGCAAATTCAAAAAGCACACGAAGCACAGCGCACACGTCAACACTGCGAAAAAGCACCACATGAAGATGCGGAGATACGTCGTGTCCTTCGCATCGATCGGCGCGAGAGCGCGAAGACCAAGGAATGCGAACGCGCACTGTGCCGCGACATACGCAATCGCCGTCCAGTGCATCCTCGACGCGCGATTCACCGCGTAGACCGCCCAAAGCAGGACGGCAAACGACGCGACGATTCCAGCGAGGCGAATCAAGCAGCCCTCCGCGTGATACCCTGAGCGAATAACAGGCGAAAGCGTGCCGGGAAGGACGGTGATGTGTATGCCTCCGTGGCCAGAACCACACCCACCGCTTTAATCGGCTCCTGAGTGTCCGGCTGAGGGCGCTCGTCATCGGGCGTCCTCATGCCGCCAAAGCGCACGAAGAACGACGGCGAAGCGGATTCACCGAATACTAACCGTAACTGTTTAGGCTGTTGTGTTGCCGCGTTTTGCACGATTTTGCGCGAAAACGCTTCCCATTCCTGGAACACTTCACGCAATATCCAAGGCGTGAAGACGAACACAAAAAAATGCTCAATCGCTTTGATGATGACCCAAGTGCGTTTCGCCTCGAACTTGTCCATCAACCGGCTGAGCTGCTCATGCGTGCGCTCCGGCGCGCGAAAATTGATGTTGCGATCTGAAATCGCCACGTCAGGCCGCCTTTTCTTTCTTTTTGGCGTTCCACAGCAATCGGGAAACCTTCTCGATATGCTCGATATGCAGCTTGTAAATCTCGATGTCGAGTTCGGAGTATTCTTCCGCCTCGCCAATCTTGTCTGCATGGCGCTTCCATTCATCGAACGTATGAACGTGGCAGCCGATCTGAAGTTTTCCTTCAGGCGTGGTGATGAGCCAATGCTTATGACTGCCAATCTGGATTGGAAATTTGTCGAGACCTTCCGCGCCTTCGAGATTCGCGCCTTCGAGATTCGCGCCTCCGAGATTCGCGCCTTCGAGATTCGCGCCTCCGAGATTCGCGCCTCCGAGATTCGCGCCTCCGAGATT